TCCTGAACAATAATGCCGGAATATACACACCCGGACGGTGCCTGATGTGTCCATGTCATGCCATTGTTCGCAGGTTTGTATGTGGCAGCACCACCAAGCCGGATATCCCGGACATAGCGTGAATCAAAATTACTATAGTTAGATGGTGATACCTGCCCGTTAACAGCAAAAGTGATGCTGTTATCTGTATTTCTCTGACTGTAAAAATGCCAGCCTGCATCATCACCTAATTCAGCCACCACCGGACGACTTGAGTTTCCCCACAAATTGAATGCGGCTTCCTTCGTGGATGTATTGCTGCTGCTGACCGTGAACTTTTTCCCGCTACCGGCACGTACTTTGGTACTTGAGACAATATCACCTGTAACACTCAGGCCATGCCCCATTGACACTCCGCCATTGGCGTTATTGATAGTCAGCGGCCTTAAACCGTTCCATGTCCCAAATTTATCGCCAGAGGCCGTCAGCATTAAATATGTGCTGCCGCCATCATTCCTGATAAAGAATCCATAATTGCCATAAGCAATGCGCAGACCATTAGCACTGAGTGATGTAATCTCACCTCTTGAACGGAGACCATAAGCGGAGCTGAGTGATAATTCTTCCTGAGCATCAGTATTACCAGTCGCCCAGCGAACTACCCCGCCCTGTACTGTTTCATGCCAGACAGTGTCTCCTTCTCCACCACGAAACTTTCTGAGATATTTTTTGCCGCCTCTGGTGCCTGAACATAAGGCCGTAGACATATAGGCATTCTGGCTACCGCCGTCCTGATTAATCGTTCCGGTCATTTCGTCGCCCTGACGATTCCAGTCACGACGCCAGCCGGGGGAGTAGCCGTCCCCATGATTAATGTAAGTGAATTGCGCGCTGGTTGTACCGCCACCACTTGATGTTGTCGGCGTGGTCACTCGGATAGTGATTGCAGATTTAATTCCCATGACCTCGACGACACAACCAGCCAGGTGGATATCACCACATCCGGTATCCGTAATGATTTTGTTATTTGCATATGACCAGGAGCCTTTGCACATCCAGTACGGATGATTAAATGCACCACGGGAATCCAGCCATTCAATAAACTGAGCGGTTGTCCAGTTTCCGGCTTCAGTACTCAAAGCGCCGCTATAAGCACGACAGGCACCGATATTTTTCGTGAAGGTATCCTTTCCCGGAATATCCGCACCATTCTGATCTTTCTGAAGACGTTTTTCAGCATTGTCATAGGCAGACTTCACCGCTTTTGGTGTTGCGGCCAGTGTTTCAGAATCACTGTTGGTGGCGCTACTTAGCTGGACAAGACCTTTTCGCGCGGTGGTGGCATCCTGTGCAGTGTATTTCCCGTTAGCAAGGTCATACGCAGCCTTTACCGCCTTTAGCGTTGCCGCAAGCGTTTCAGAATCACTGTTGGTGGCGCTACTGAGCTGAACAAGGCCTTTTCGCGTTGTGGTGGCGTCCTGTGCAGTGTATTTCCCGTTAGCAAGGTCATATGCTGCCTTTACCGCTTTCGGCGTTGCGGCGAGCGTTTCAGACGTGCTGTTGGTGGCACTACTGAGCTGGACAAGGCCTTTTCGCGCTATGGTGGCGTCCTGTGCGGTATATTTCCCGTTAGCAAGGTCATACGCGGCCTTTACCGCTTTCGGCGTTGCGGCCAGTGTTTCAGACGTGCTGTTGGTCGCACTGCTTAACTGAGTAAAACCTTTTGCGGTCAGCGAGGCGTCCGTGTGACGTCGTGACTGTTCGTGCTCTGCAATTTTGTCATCAACGTAATCCTGCGTCGCCATCACCGTTGTGGTGTCAATGGTCAGCTCCACTGAGGCCACACTGCTGACGATGATGACCATGCGGCAGGTCTGCGAACGCCCTGAGCCTTCGGCAAGTGCGGGTTTATAACTTTCGGCCATGTTCGCCACGGCAATTAACGTTCCCGCATCATCGTACAGGCCAAGCTCACGCATCCAGAAACCGCCCACCTCCGGCGGAATAACCAGCTCTGCGATAATATAATTACTGTTTCGTTTGTCCTGGCTGATTTTGTTCAGCGCATGTCGCCAGACTTCGTGGATAAGCCCGGTCTGTCCGGCATCCGGGACAGGCAATTTACCACCGCCATCCCCGACGGCCATCGTGGTAATGTTGACCTTCCGCCCTCCCGGTGCGGTTGCCGCTGCCAGCTTTGCTGCACCGGCAGTGGTGATAACGGTTTTGAATTTTGTGCTCATTATTCCTCACTTATCCGGGGTAAACCGTAATTACATCGCCGTCGTAAGCCACACCACCGGCGAACAGGTAGCCGGGAATGTCCCGGGTAATGTTCAGGCCAATAAGATGACGGCTTGCAGGTTTGGCATCAGCAATAAGCCGTTCCATTTCCTGATACATTGCCTCTGTGATGCCGCTTTCCAGTACACCAATATCAAGCCGGAAGGTGCCTGGCGGGTCACTGTTTTCCCACCACTCCGTCACGTTGATGAGATAGCCCAGCGGCTCCACCACACGCCGGATTGCACCTATAGTGCCTTTATGACAGTGGATGAAATAGGCATCGCGGATAACGGCGCGTTTTGTCGCTTCCGGCCACTTTTCATCCCACCTGTCGACCGAAAAGGCCCACGCCAGCCACGGCAGCAGATTTGCCGGGCAGGTGTCCGGGTTCCACAGCTCACGAATACTGACCGGCGTTTTTTCAATTTCCGCACAGGCTTTTGCGGCGGCGACTTCAAGCGGTGATGAGCCGGTCGGCAGCAGTCGCGAATCACTCATCCGAGCCTCCGGTCACGACGCTGTATTCGGTACAGAAAGACGCCTGCGTATTGTTGAGCACGATGTCGGCCAGCGGTGCAGCCAGTTCGACACGCTGCACGCCTTCCACATGCAAAGCGGCATAAATGGCAGACAGACGGATGTCGCGCCCCAGCCGGTGCTGTGCCGTGATATACGCTTCCAGTTTTTTCACGGCGGCAGCGCGAATGGGTTCGCTTTCGGGACCAGGGTAAAGGTAAAGCGTGGCGTTTATCTGGTATTCAACGATGGCAGCAGACTGCACGGTCACGCGGTCGGCCACCGGCCTGACGTCCTCGTCATTAAGGGCGTTACGTACCACAGCCAGCAGGTCTTCGGATGCGACACCGTTATTTTCACGTGACAGCACAGAGATAGTGACACAGGCCGGAGACGGACTGGTGACAGAGATATCCGCGACACGCCCGTCAGCACTGCGACCATGATACTGATAGGCTCCCACCGACCCGGCGACGCTTAAGCCCTCAAACGCCTGCTGAATACGCAGACGATAATCAGTGTCAGACTCCATCACTGCCGGTGTCGGCGGGATGGTCGAATCATCTGCCGGGGTGATAATCAGGCGCGTGGTGTTGTAATTGGCACCAATCACATCAAGGTCATTACCGGCGGCACAGGCCAGCATTACCGCCCGTGCGGCCTCATTCACACGCTGACGCCAGATAAGCTCACGATAAGCATTTTCCTCCAGCAGTTTGACGAGAGGCTCGGATTCCAGCGTCAGGGTACGGGCGACCGCCTCCTGCTGGTCTTCCGGGTAAAGGGAAATCAGTGTCGCCTTGCGTTCAGCGAGAATGGTTTCAAAGTCCAGCTCCTCGACCACATCCGGTGCGGGTAGCTGGTTCAGGTCGATAATCGGCATGGTTTCAACTCACAGGGATGGTTAACGAAAGTGACTGGCCGGTGTCGTTGTGCTGGCCGGTTAACGTGACAGTCATTCGCCCGTCAAAACTGCGCGCCGTGGTGACGGATGACAGGGTGACGCGGGGTTCCCATTTCAGCACTGCCATGTAACAGGCGACCTTAATCTGCAACTCAAGCGCCGGAGTCTGCGGCTGGTCAATCATTGACGCCAGCAACGAGCCGTAATCACGACGCATCACCCGTGAGCCGACCGGTGTGCGCAGGATATCGCCGATACTCTGGCTGATATGCTCAAGGTCAGTGACCGTCAGGCCATCACTGCGATTCATTCCGAGATAACGCGCTGTCATAAAGGACTCCCGGTTGTGCCGCCGCTGTCGCCGGGGTGTTTGTGGGTATGCAGTACCTTACCGTTTGATGAGAGTTCACCGCCGGTGTGTTCAATGTTGCCGCGCATCGTCCCGCCCCTCTGCACTTCCAGCGTGCCGGTAGTCAGTTTGTTAGTGCAGACCACTTCCGGTGTGTCCAGGGTGACACGGGTTGACGCTTTCACCGTGACCACCGGTACCGTGGCAGTAACAGAATCAGAAGCCGTCACGCTGGCCGTTTTAATTCCGCTTGCCGTGAGTGCACTGGTTTCGGGTTCATACTCAATCACCGCCCCGTCAGGGAAACGGATATGCAGGGCATCAGCCGACGCAGACGGCGCAGGGTTATCGCCGGAATAAATCCCCGGCAGAACGAACGCCGTGTCGAGTTCACCGCCCACGGCCAGAATCAGCACCTGTTCCCCCACGGAAGGTGCCCACCATGTGCGCGAACGTCCGGCGCGATGGGTCAGCCACTGAAGCCAGTCGGTGCACATGCCGCCGGTCTGCACTCGGCAGCGACCGGCGTTAAGGTCGGTTTCGACGACAATGCCGGTGCGTATCATGTTGCGCAGTGCGCGCGCGAGTTCCTGAATATTTGCGAGAGTGTTCATAACGGGAAGGATGCCGCCGGGTCATACCGGCGGCAATGTGACGATGAGGTGTCGGGAATGGCACAACTAACGGTCGAGGTGAGCCAGGATAATCTCTTCAATCATCTGCACATCCTCACCGGTAAAGCCGAGCAGAGGACGCGCCGGATAATCAATTTTCTTACCGTCTTTCCGGTTTTCTTCCGAAAGACCGAACTGATGCACACTGGCGATTTTCGGCGACTTCCCGCCGTAAAACTCCATTGCTGCCTGTTCAGGGCTGGCGCGGATATGCAAAAAACGACTGGTGATAAGTTTCGCAAACATTTTTCGCTTAACGCGACCGGTCTTTTTTCTGGCGCTCTGCTGCTGGCGTGGCGCATAGGGTGTGCCGTCCGGGGCTTTCTGTGCCATCACCCGACGCTGCTGATTCTGACGCAGACGTTTCGCCAGTTCGGCGCTCAGTCGCCGACGCCCTGACGGTGACAGCGATTCAATAAGTCCGGTCAGCCGGTCTTCAAAACGCTTAAACTCATTCATCCCACTTACTCACCAGTTCGCCATTGATATAAAGCTCCATCGGGCGGGTGACCGGCTCCGGCGGCGGGGGTTCCGGGATATTCTTCACATGCAGCGCGCCGTCAACCTCACTGACCAGCGTGCGCTCAGTCAGCATCAGGCTGATGCTGATATCAAAGCTGCTGTCATTGTTGATGTCTGCATAAAACGTGAAGCCCTTTTTCTGGCCTGCGTCGGTGGTCATGATGTCGGGCTGATTTTCCCGTAGCCACGCCAGCACCGGCACGATGAGCAGGTCAAAATCACCGGTAAAGTCGGTCACAATCACATTGAGCGTGTAACGCTTTTCGAATGACAACGACGCCGCCAGCGTGGAGGCAATACTCCCGTTATCCACGAATATCCGCAGCATCTCTGGACTGGTTTTCAACACCGTGACGGCATCAGTCAGCGCCCTGCGCAGGCTGTCGGGTTTGAGCATCATTTTCGTCCTGACAGTGTTTAATCATTTTTACCTGGCTGGCACAGCGTGCCAGCGCGTTCTCAAGCTGCCGGATATCGGCACTTAAATCGCCGTTCTTCTGCGGGTCACTGCCCGGCATCGGGCAAAGGCTCACTTTCGGGCAGGCGTTGTGGACAATCACTGGCGTCAGTGCAGGCCGTGCGCTGGTGCAACCGGCGCACAGCATCAGGCAGGTCAGCACCGTACCAGCGGCGAAAATCTTCGTTTTCATTAAGTAACCTCGTGATGGTTTTCTCGCGCTGTGCTTCACGCTTCGCAGCGTTCTCCAGCTCCTGACGCAGTGCCACCTGCGCCAGCTCGTTTTTGTCTGCCCTGGTGAGCGCAACATGAAGCTGATTTTTCAGCATGGTGATGGTCGCCTGCTGCTCGCTGGCGACGTTGTTTGCCCTGTCCAGTGAGGTGCGCAGGCTGGCGTTTTTATGCTTCGCCAGAAACAGACCCGCCACCGCCAGCGATAACAACACAACCAGCACAGTCATCAGCTTTGACATGGTTCCCGCCCCTCAAAACGCTGACGGCAGGCCGTACGTATCAGCCGGAAGAACACCGATACCACGAGATAAATCAGCGCGGTAAAAATCCACCCGGCAGCGACCAGCGAGATAAACGTCGCCACCATCACTACCAGAGCCGCCGCCCGTCTGCGCCACGGCACCGGCTGCAAAAACAGCGACGTGACAATCTTCACGGCCAGCGATTCCGGTGGCAGCTCCCGCCCGTAGCGTTCCAGTACATACTCTGTGGCATACACGCCGACACCACCGGCAACCACACAGATAACCGTCGCCAGAATCGCCCAGGCGGCGACAAAACTGACGGCCACGCTCTGCGGGTAAATCAGGGACAGTGCCAGCATCAGCGCCAGCGACACGTTCAGCATCAGTGAAAGGGATAATTTCTTCATGGTGTTTACTCCGTTTAAGCCGGTACGCCGCCGGCGGTACGCCAGACGGTGACCAGTTTTTCCAGTGAATGCTCACGCTGACCGTAACCGGCACCCGGCAGGGACGCCCAGATATTGCGACAGCGTGAAATGGCGCGCTCAATGCGTCCCGCCCGGATGTCATCCAGTGCACCGCGTTCGCGGATCAACTGAATGGCAAGTCTGTCCTGTGACAACGGACTGAAATCAGGCAGGGCAAGCTGTTTGCGGTAGTGCGGCCAGAACAGGTAAAGCTGCTGATAGCGACCGGAGGCCGTGGATTTTTCACCGCGACGGTTAAACACCTTCGCCGGTCGGCCATGCGCGAACGGGTGGTCACTGTAGTCGGTGAAAATTTCCGGCTTCCCGTCCAGTCCGGTGACTATCACGTCATAGCCCCGGTTTTTCGTCAGCGGATGATTCGCCGTCCCTTCGGACACGGCCAGCATGTCGAGAAAGGCGGCGATATTCTGATGCGTGTTAATTACCGGCATTACTGTTTCCCCCTGCCCTTAAAGCGGCGCTGAATGGCAATCTCAATCACCTGATAACCGGCGATACCCAGCATGGAGCCGATGCCGCACACCGCAGGCAGTGACAGGTCAGGAAACTGCACCAGAACAACACCGGCAACCATCGAGACAAAACCACCGAGCAACATGCGCCCGATAAACAGACGCGGGGTGATGGGTTCACCACCGGCAAGCACCTTGCCGACAACAATCAGCACTCCAATCATGAAAAGCGACAGGACGCTTTTTTCTTCTGCTGTCATGCGTTACTCCCACAGATTGACAGTTTCAGCCACGGGCGCGGTCTGAACGTCGGGCAGTTCGACGGCGGTGCCGTGTGGCAGCACCGCACCCAGTTCAGCCAGTCCCGGATTTGCGGCGAGCACGGTCTCAACCACGCCCTCAGTGCGCCCGTAATACCGGACACAAATGGCGTCGAGCGTGTCGCCCTGTAGCGCAAAGGTCTTCATCAGATTTGACTCACGATGCAGCGCGGTTTGTCCTGGATGCGCGCCACCGCCCAGCGCATATCCCGCCACAGCTCATCAATGGTGCTGTCAATGCTGTCGGCCTTCTTGTCGCCTTTCGCACTGGCATCCACGCCGCGATAACGCTCATAAAGCGACGCGGTCGCCATCGCACACACGGCGCGCTCGTAGTAAAAAACTTTGATGCTTTCACCGTCGATGTCGTCCGCCGGGACGTCCGCCAGACGCGTAAAACCGGCGGCAATTTTCTGTTCGCGGTACTCGTACAGCTCCGCATTCGTCTCCGCCATGCCTGACTTGATGGCCTCACGCAGACGGGCGGGGGCGACGGTCTGCTCAAGGCGCATACGTTCCCGGACGCGCTTCGGGTCGATATCGGGAAAAAAGAACGTGTTTTTAATCACCGGCTCGTCGCCTGCCGGTTGCGGGATGACCACCGTACCCTCACCGGACACGGGAGCCTCCTTTCGCGGAATAATCAGCGTCATCATGACTACCTCTGAAAAGTCGGGCGGTGGACGCCGGTGCAGTGTCAGGTGATTCACCCTCACTGACCGGCGTGCCGCCCTGGCGCGGGGCGCATTCGGTTGTTAACTGGCTTTCTTTTTCGGGCGTCCACGTTTTGCCGGTGTCACGCTCCGGGTCTTACGCGGGGCGCGGGTGACCGCTTTTGGCTGCGGCTCCGGCTTCGGTTTCAGCTCCCGCTCCAGTCGTTCAATCTCTTTTTTGACGCCTGCCTGACAGTCGAGCTGTGTCGCACGTTGCAGGTGAGCCAGCGCACCGGCGGCATCACCAGCGTCACGCAGAAACAGACCGGTGATTTTGTGCAGCTTTGCGCGCACTTCATCAGGCATGTCAGCCGTGGCGGTCAGTTCGAGGGTGTCCGTCAGCAGGCGGGTATCCACAGACCCACCGGCAGCGTGGGCGCGCATGGCCGCAAGTGCCACCTCCTCGGTGAACATGTACGGCGGGGTGCGGCGGTGTTTACCCGGCATGGTCAGACCGTATTTCAGGGCATAACGGGCAATCTCCAGCGCACCGGCAATATCGCCGGTATCCAGACGCCACAGCATGACCGTCATCAGAATGTCATCCTGTGCACCTTTGCCCTGCTCCAGCACACCGTTCACCCACGGCAACCAGAACGGCAGCAGTTCGCGCTTTTTCGCGGCCTTAAGCTCTTTTGAATAAATCGCTTTCAGTGTGCGCTGGTCTGCGGCCAGCTTGACCAGCATCTGCTCATAGACAGTTGCATGTCGCAGCGGAGCGGCTTCCCGCTGCGCGGTCATCGCTGCCGAGACCCGCATCATGTGGCGCTGTGCGGGACTCGTCATCGGTTACGCTCCCGGCTCTGCGGTCGCCCTGGCCGGTGTGGAGAAATCACCGACCTTAATTTTTTCCACCAGGCAACCGGCGGCGTAGTCTTCCACCACGTAATCAATATTCATTGACTCGTAGTTCTCCACGCGGTCGAGTTTCGGGTTTTCCACAATCACGCGGCGATGGCTGTCATCCATGTAGTAGATGGACAGGTTTTCCAGCTTCGTGATGAGCATCGCATCCGCCGGGAAGTACGGGACGCGTACCGCCGGCAGGTTACCGATGCGTTTCTGGCTGATGATGACGTCAGCGGCCAGCATCTCGCTGTTATCCTGCTCCTTGTTGACGATAGGGAAATACTTGTCCGCCAGTAGCTGACGTCCCACAATCACCACAAGGTCAGGGTCTTCCTGATACCACGGTTCAATCAGGTTGTTGGTCGCATCCATCACCAGTGCATCGAGGCTGGCATAATCACCGCCCTTACCTACGCGGATGACCTCAGAGGTCGTGTGACCTTCCTCGTCAGTAACCTTGCTCATCACGCGCGCCGGGGCTTCATTGCGGTATTTCTGCAGCCAGCCGACCGCCACATCCTGCAGCATCGGATTGCTGCTGCGGTCAGAGGTTTCTGCACGCTTCACGCCGTTAAAACCGGCCATGATGAAATCAAGGGACTGGCGTTTGATAATGGCGTTACGGATACGGAGCTGGAAATCCTGATAACGCGCCCACAGGTCAAGCGTTTTGTAGCGGATATAAAAATCGAAGTTAATCTGGTCGCATTCGTACTTGTTTGACGCCAGCTTCGAGAAGTCCTTCGGCTGACGCTCGGTGCCACCGGCGGTGTCGGTGGTGCTGGCGATGGAGCCGGTGACACCAATACCAATTTTTTCCCCTTTCATTTCGCTAACCGGCACAATGTTGATGCGGGTCAGAAAGTCAGAGGACTCCTGCATGGTGTTCATCAGGGTCTGGGTGACCGACGGTTCAACGGTGAATTTTTTCGACACATCACCGGCGTCGATGCCGTTCAGTTCGGCAACACGGGACAGATAGGCATTAAATTTAAAACGGGTTTCCTGGCGCATATTTGTTCCTGAAATTAAGGGTTAATCGTGAAGGTTTTCCCGGACTGACTGACGCCGGTCAGCAGTTCGTCATCAGGGCGTCTCCGCCACCGCCGGTGGCCTTGCTGCGGCGCTGCTGGGTCAGACTTTCGGTGTTGTCGAGACTGTTTTTCAGGCGGGTGAATGCCTGGCTGGTTTCATCCGCCCTGTCAGTCACCTCCTGCTTAAGTGCGGAAAAGGCGTTTTCCATCTCAGCGAGGCGCTGCTCAGTGGCGCTCAGTTTTTCCTGCACATGTTCAGCAACAGCGGTCACCGCTTCATGCACATCATTCAGACGGGCGTCATCACTGGCCTGTTTGCGACCAAAAATGGATTTCACCTTTTCGGTCAGGGCGGTGAACACGGTTTCAGGCAGGTCTTCAAATTCCAGCTCAACGGGCGTTGCCACTGAAATCAGGTTTTCAGGGCTTAATTTGAAGCGGTTCAGGGGGTTGTGTTTTGCCTTGCGGCAGAATTCCAGGTATTCCGTGCCGAGGCTCGCCGGGTCGTCGGTGACGGCCAGACCCACCAGATAACATTTGCCGGTATTGGCAAAGTTCGGCTGAATTTCCATTGAGGTGTAGACCTTCTGCGCGGCCTTGTTCATCGCAATAAGGTCATCGGTCGGGGTGATTTTCGCAAACAGCGCCCATTTGCCTTTCAGCGCCGAATCGTCGTCAATCTTTTCGGCCTTCAGTTCGACCACATCGCCATAACGTTTAAAAATACCGTCAGGCAGGATGCCGCGCAGATGTTCCAGGTTAATGCGGCAACCATAGACACGCGGGTCAAAGGTTTCGGCCATTTCCTGAATATCCTGCGCACTGATGACACGCCCGTCACAGGTGTCACCCTCAACGCCGATACGAAAGAATTTTGAGACTTTTTTTGCCATTGTCAGGAGTCCTGAATAGTGAGTAGAGGAGTCACATGTCGGCATCAGTTTCCCGACGATGCGCATCCTCCGCCATCAGTCCCGGATGGCTTATCACTGACACAACAGCACCTTAGCGAATCGCGGGGCGCGACTCAGTAGCCTTGCCGTGTATTCATCACGGCGAGGTATTCATGACCATCACCACAGACACCACTCTTTTACACGACCCGCGTCGTCAGGCGGCGCTGCTGTACTGGCAGGGGTTTTCCGTGCCGCAGATTGCCGCCATGTTGCAGATGAAACGCCCGACGGTGCAGAGCTGGAAACAGCGCGACGGCTGGGACAGCGTTGCCCCCATCAGCCGTGTCGAAATGAGTCTGGAAGCGCGGCTGACCCAGCTCATCATCAAACCGCAGAAAACCGGCGGTGACTTCAAGGAAATTGACCTGCTGGGACGTCAGATTGAACGACTGGCACGGGTCAACCGCTACAGTCAGACCGGCAACGAGGCAGACCTTAATCCGAACGTCGCTAACCGCAACAAAGGCGGGCGTCGCAAACCGAAAAAGAATTTTTTCAGTGACGAGGCCATCGAAAAGCTGGAGCAGATTTTCTTTGAGCAGTCTTTTGAATATCAGTTGCACTGGTATCGCGCCGGGCTTGAGCACCGCATCCGCGATATCCTGAAATCCCGCCAGATTGGCGCGACGTTTTATTTTTCCCGCGAGGCGCTGCTGCGCGCCCTGAAAACCGGTCATAACCAGATTTTTCTGTCGGCCAGTAAAACGCAGGCGTATGTGTTCCGTGAATACATCATCGCCTTTGCCCGTCTGGTTGACGTTGACCTGACCGGTGACCCGATTGTCCTTGGCAATAACGGCGCAAAACTGATTTTTCTCGGCACCAACTCCAACACCGCGCAGAGCCATAACGGCGACCTGTACGTCGACGAGATTTTCTGGATCCCGAATTTTCAGGTACTGCGTAAGGTGGCATCAGGTATGGCCTCACAGAGTCACCTGCGCTCGACCTATTTCTCCACCCCGTCCACGCTGGCGCACGACGCCTACCCGTTCTGGTCAGGTGAACTGTTCAACCGGGGACGCGCCAGCGCCGCCGAACGCGTGGAAATCGACGTCAGTCATAACGCCCTTGCCGGTGGGCTTCTCTGTGCGGACGGCCAGTGGCGGCAGATTGTCACCATTGAGGATGCCCTGAAAGGTGGCTGCACGCTGTTCGACATTGAGCAGCTCAAACGTGAAAACAGCGCCGACGATTTTAAAAACCTGTTCATGTGTGAATTTGTTGACGACAAGGCGTCGGTGTTCCCGTTCGAGGAGCTGCAACGCTGCATGGTCGATACGCTGGAAGAATGGGAAGACTATGCGCCGTTTGCCGTCAATCCGTTCGGCTCACGTCCGGTATGGATTGGTTACGACCCGTCACACCGTGGCGACAGCGCCGGATGCGTGGTGCTGGCACCGCCGGTGGTGGCCGGTGGCAAATTCAGAATACTTGAGCGTCACCAGTGGAAAGGCATGGACTTTGCCACCCAGGCGGAATCCATCCGCAAACTCACCGAAAAATATAACGTTGAATACATCGGGATTGATGCCACCGGCCTCGGTGTCGGCGTGTTCCAGCTCGTGCGCTCGTTCTATCCCGCCGCGCGCGATATCCGCTACACGCCGGAAATGAAAACCGCAATGGTGCTCAAGGCAAAAGACGTCATCCGCCGTGGCTGTCTGGAATATGACGTCAGCGCCACCGACATCACCAGCTCGTTTATGGCTATCCGCAAGACCATGACCAGCAGCGGACGCAGCGCCACCTATGAGGCCAGCCGCAGCGAGGAAGCCAGCCACGCCGACCTCGCCTGGGCGACCATGCACGCCCTGTTAAATGAGCCACTCACCGCCGGTATCAGCACTCCGCTGACATCCACCATTCTGGAGTTTTACTGATGAGCAAGAAAAAAGGGAAAACACCGCAACCTGCGGCAAAAACAATCACCGCCAGCGCCCCGAAAATGGAGGCATTCACCTTTGGTGAGCCGGTGCCGGTACTCGACCGCCGTGACATTCTGGATTACGTCGAGTGCATCAGTAACGGCAGATGGTATGAGCCACCGGTCAGCTTTACCGGTCTGGCAAAAAGCCTGCGTGCTGCCGTACATCACAGCTCACCGATTTACGTCAAACGTAATATTCTGGCTTCAACGTTTATTCCGCACCCGTGGCTTTCCCAGCAGGATTTCAGCCGCTTTGTGCTGGATTTTCTGGTGTTCGGTAATGCGTTTCTGGAAAAGCGCTACAGCACCACCGGTAAGGTCATCAGACTGGAAACCTCACCGGCAAAATATACCCGCCGTGGTGTTGAGGAGGATGTTTACTGGTGGGTGCCGTCCTTCAACGAGCCGACACCTTTCGCGCCCGGCTCCGTGTTTCACCTGCTGGAGCCGGATATTAATCAGGAGCTGTACGGCCTGCCGGAATATCTCAGCGCCCTTAATTCTGCCTGGCTGAATGAATCAGCTACGCTGTTCCGCCGCAAGTATTACGAAAATGGCGCACATGCCGGATACATCATGTACGTCACCGATGCCGTGCAGGATCGCAACGATATCGAAATGCTTCGCGAAAACATGGTTAAGTCGAAAGGTCGCAACAACTTTAAAAATCTGTTTCTCTATGCCCCGCAGGGGAAAGCTGACGGCATTAAAATTATCCCGCTCAGTGAAGTGGCAACGAAGGACGATTTTTTTAATATCAAAAAAGCCAGCGCCGCTGACCTGCTGGACGCGCACCGTATCCCCTTTCAGTTGATGGGCGGCAAGCCGGAGAACGTCGGGTCACTGGGAGATATTGAGAAAGTGGCAAAGGTCTTTGTCCGCAATGAGCTTATCCCGTTACAGGACAGGATCCGCGAGATAAACGGCTGGCTCGGTCAGGAGGTCATCAGCTTTAAAAACTACTCACTGGACACTGACAACGGCTGAACATCGCCGCCTGCGGGCGGCTTTTTTACACCCCGTCATCACGCCCTCACACACTCACCACCGCACAAAACAGCGCGCAGTGCTTTCCCCGCCTCGCCCGCCCGCTTCATGGGGCGGTTTTAATGCAGTTGCATAGATACTATGGATCCGCACCAGTCCTGACCGCACGCAGCCTGAACGGACATCCCCGACGCATGCAAAAACATTCACTTGTTGCATGCAACGGCTTATTTAATGACAAATCAACTTAAATTTACAAAATCCACAGGTATGGATACTTTGCGAACATGATAGGCTTACGAGAATTATCGTGCCTGTTTTTGAACGGAGAAAGTTATGCAAGGTGAAGTTGACGAACAGCAACCAAATGAGATTATTTCGGAGTTTGGATACTATCCAGTAGAAGTTAACATTGAGACTGAACAATTTTCTTTGCGTACTTTACCCGGTCTTATTGAGAACGTGGAACGTATTAACAATGATAAAAACGTTGTTAATGGTTGGATATACCCTGGGAATCGAAAGGTATATAACCTTAATGGTGACACATGCACAATGCCTTATAGTTACCGAGTATTCGGCATGCCCAAAACGCACACACTAAAATTAAAAAACACATCCTCGTTAGAAACTCTCAACTTTGTTGTGTGGTGCCTCTCTTTTTTCAAGGGTATAAGATTGACAACCACTGACGCTGGTTTTCTTGATGCAACCACTATCAAGCCCACTAAGTTAACCGACTTTATTCTCGTTGGATGCTCTGAAAAAGAAGTAATAGAGCTAGCACTTAACTATATAAAAGACAAACAAAAAGATGATCGCTCCATTAAAAGAATAGCTGCGGTGATACACTCCCTATTCCTGTCACATAACCCACTATACCTTTCCTTTGAGAAATTCCAGTATCTTTATATGGCTCTTGATTGCTGTTTTGCTATAGCATGGGATGAAAGGGATAAAGTCATTAAAGAGAAAAAACCATCTCATCAAAATAGAGTGTATTGGATGTGCGAAAATTACGGTGTAAAAATCCCGTCATGGGCAACAGATGAATGTAATGTTTCAGTTATACGCAATGATAATTTTCATGAAGCCATTTTTAATGGGCAACCGCTTGGTTTCTCTAGTATCAATGATTGTCAATATGGTAGCGATATATTGCTACAAATGCAGGCTCTGGTATGTCGTCTACTAGCGGCAATACTCTCTGTAAATGATCGTAAATATATCGCATCTACAATCAGCTCGATAGAGTACCATTCATTAAAATTAACTTAATGCTAACGCCTCACTTCGCTCGTTGTTCAACCCCGCCAGCCTGAAAACAAGTTTCACGACTGGCGGCGTTCTCTATCGTCTGCGTGGTGGTGGCGCAACTCTGGACTGACCGATATAGTTAAACCGCCCGTAATTATCCCAGACTATTTCGGCACACCCGACCAGCTCGTCAGGCGTCAGATTTTCGTTGACCATAATCTGCTGTAAACGGTGAACAATGGCCATCAACCTGACACTTTTGGTGTTATATGTGGTATCTCACATGAGATTACTGACCAAGGTGCATCTTGGTTGACTCATTTCATATCCATCCACACCACTACATCTTTATTGCATATTTATTAAAAGACGCCCAGTTCAATAAAAAAACATTATTCATATACCATTCAATATAATTTTTATTTTTAGATTGACTGTCAAGTAGCACACAAACATCAACCTGTTTATCAATCAATTTTGCAATATAAACCACAAACTCAACACTCGAATATCTCTTTGTGCCTAGCAAATATAATATTTCATCTGACAAATAATTAGACTCATGTGAAAAGACATTATCATTTAACAAAATCAACCCGCCAATCGAGTCATTTAAATCCAAAACATCCTTTGTTGCATTTATTTGCTTATTAGCTTCCTTAACTATCTTTGTTTTAATATTTTCATAAGCAAAGTTCATTATATCATTTCTAAATCGCTTTGAGTCTGGGTGTCTTTTTATCAACTCTTCTAAATGAATAGCACCATGCCAGTTTTTTGCAAGCCAACTATCAGTTTTAACCAACTCATTCAGTTTATCATTGACATTCTTGACCCTGTCAGAAAAAAGACTTTTCATCTCCAAAATTATCTTTTTATTATTAATAAGATAATCTGCCATCTTGCGATTCTGACCATCCTTCATCCGGAACTTATGATGAATATCATCAATAGAAATCCCTTTTTCATGCTCAACAATGAATCTCTTAACATTGTTTTCTAATTCGCTGTATTGTTTCATACTTTCCCCCGTGAATTTTATTATGATTCACTTACGTGGACGACAAAGCATACCACTTTTACTCTCTGCTATTTCCAGTAAATCAATGGAGAATGACTCCTCGTGCAAAACTCCTTCTTTATCATGCCAAATACATTTAGCATGAGTTTCAGTAGAGTCAGATACAGTCATTTTAAATCCACCGCTTTTCAAACAAACAACATCTGCAGGCTTTAACATTTTTATCTCCAACATTTTTAAGTAATGCATTATAACATAATGATATTGACGTAGATTTAATGCATGCAACCATATAAAAAACAATCAATTACAGTCAAAACTACTTATACTGTATAGATGAGATCCTTACTCAAATTGATGCCAGAATCCCGACCACTCATCAGCGACCGGATACGTGAATTTTTTCCCGTCATAATTTACGGTCGCGCCACGCGCCAGCGCCTCAAGCTCCCATCGCTGCGGCCTGATACCGTTCTGAGCAAGGTCAACGCGGATACGGGTGATTTGCAATCGTTCAGACCGGGTCAGTCTGGCCGATGGCGCTATTTCATGCGGTTTTAACGGGCTTCCGTTTCTTTGCTGACGGTTTGGTCTTCTCAGGCCGTGTTTTAATGCACCTCTGAGCGCCCTCACGACCTCCGGGTCATTCCATTCGATAACACCGTCATCTACCAGATTAAGCACTGCTGCGGCGTGCTCAGAAGGTGTGGGAGCCGGTAACGAAGTATCACCACCGGTGAGCTTTCCACAGTTATTGACAGGACTCCGAGGCGCGGCGATGCCGCTTTTTAAAGTCAAAGGCTCAACGACCGGCACTTTCGGCACAATGCGCCAGTCCGTGGTTCTGGTGATATGAATATGACGCGCGCCGAGATGCGGCGCGTAAATGCCGACCACTCTCTCGACCTCTTCCTCGTACTCGTTAACGTCATCCGACGGGCTACGGGCGACTCTGACAGTCTGACAATCGCGCGGAACATTTGCCCCACCCTGCGCGCTGATATACAACGCAAAATCACCACTGTCTGCGGCGGCGCGTGCAGCCTCGACGCGCTCGTCAAACTCATCAGCAATGCTGACGCCGCGAGGCAATTTGCGTAGTTCACGGTAAGCCCCCATTGTCGGCAGGCCAACCGTTTTAAATTGCGGAATGCGCCACGTTGACGCCCATGCGGTAACAGCCGCGGCAGTATCTTTCAGCGGTCTGCCGGTATCGTTATCGAGCTGCCCATCCAGTGCATAGCCGTCGATATTTTTTGAGATGTATTTCGCGATATACCCCGCAGCACCGCCCCGGTTAAGATGTTTTGCCTGAAAACGGTTTCGCGCGGCTCCTCTTTCGTCGCCATCCTCTTTGAGCGCATAGCGACGCATGATTTCGATAATCTGGTTACGCTGGCGTGGATTACAAAAAAGCATCATATGCCAGTGCGGCGTTCCGTCGTGGTGTGGCTCGACGACACGCAAACCGTAGGCCTGTAAATCATTATCCTTGAATGCCGTGCGCATCAGGCTCCAGATACGGCAGAGATAACGCTGCGCATCCTTTGGATTAAATGCCTCATCGTTCCAGCCGTGATTAAGCTGAACGGTTTTACTTTCGCCTTTTCCGACCTGACGTGTCGGGTGATACTTTGACGGCGCGGTCAGCGTGATAAACATCCCCACATCACCCTCTGCAGCGGCGTAACGCTCAATACCGGCAATGGTGTTCATCAGCTCCATCCGGCGAATTTCAGGATTAGAAATACTTCCCATCACCTTACTGATAAGGTCGATGCGCTCGCCGGTTTCCCTGTTTTCAAGGTCACACGATTTAAGAAATTCCAGATTTGCCTGGCGGCGCGCACGCACATCACGAATGGCATGTTTACTGGCATAAGGAGAACGGTCTTTATTCACCTCCCCGACAGCAATCAGTAACGCCTCATGCCAGCGCATACGCTGACCTTTAAGCTGATGAGTCCACCACTCATCGTTAAACAGACGGGCAATGGCAGAATATGCCTGCCTCGTGGTCATCTGTCCTTTACGGTATTTTTTCCAGTAGAGAGGGGAAATATTGAAAGCACGTGCAGCGCCAGCAACATGACCATAGAGGTGAGCCTGCGCCTCATCCGTAAACAGCGATTCTTTTTCGCCATGCGCATCCACCCAGGCATCGCTGAGTTCCTCATACATCATGAAAAGCTGCGATGAGATACGGGCAGCAAACTTTTTCAGCTCCTTGTCATTCATTCCCGGCAGGCGCGCATAGTGGTCACGCTCTGCCAGAAACAGTAACGACGCGTCGGTGTTCATTTCATGGCGCTGATTCACACGCTCAATGCGCGGCCATAAACGACGCTGAAAAGTGGATGTGAGGAAATAAAACCCGTGTACCGGGCTTTTATTGCGCCGGATGTAGTCATAGCGTGAAGTAAACAGCGAGCGCAAAAAGTAAGGCAGGCGGTTAATCGTGGATAAAACACCTTGCACCTGACGCATCTCGTCACGTGTAAGGGGTCTTTCGCGCCCGACGGCCTCGCGTGGCGCGTTCCATGCATAAGCACCGGTAAACGCCTTACCGGTGCCTGCAGCAAATGCTGAAGGAGGGACAAAACGCCCGGAGGCTTTAACGGCCATATGAGCCAAAAGCCTCTGAACAACGCCTGCTGAGTTGCTCAACCTGCGCGTTTAAATCAGCAAAAGACTTTGCGCTTCCGGTCAGAATATCGTGATGCATCAGGCCGGAAACGAGCTGGCTTAATTTCGGATAATAACCAACCACCGCCAGCCATTCCTGACCGGCGTTTTTACCGCTTTCCGCTCTCTTTTTCTCGTGGAGAATAAACTGAAAGCTGTCACTGGTAACGACATAACGTTCGCCAATTTCAATACGAATACTCATGCCGTTCTCCGGTAATGTTTGTTTTTTGCTTCAAAGACTGACTGGCAGGAAACACAACGCGTGGCTGACGGATAAGCCGCACGACGGGCAGCAGGTATTGGCGCGTCACACTCTTCGCAAACCAGCGCAGAAGCTCCGCAATGTTTTACCCTTGCCGCGTTAATCTGACGCTCCAGTAATTCAGCCTGTTGTTCCTGAATAAAATCTACGTTGTCCGGCATTACCAGTTCCTTTTGTCGTTAAGTTTTTTAAATTCATCAGCGCAATAGCTGGCAATTTCTGTCGTTAATTTCGTCAGTTCATCCACGGAGGAGATTTGCTTGTGAAATACAGCGCGTTTAACAAGTAAATTGACCACATCAGACAGGAGATTTAATTCGTTCTGATAAATCGCGATAACAGACTCAGTTATTTCGCGTTTTTCTTTATCAAGACCAAGTTGAATAAGAGATAGATCGCCATTTTTCATAACGGTGATTTTTAAGGCGTTATTCAGTAATACAACTGAACGAGAACAGGACATCAAAGCACCTCCCCGCGAGACAATCCGATATTGTGAAATTTTTCCGACTCCTGACTGAGCAGCTCGACTATCTCTACGCGGGATAACTCCGCCTTTGTGATGTGGCGAATCATGGCGTCAAGATGAGAAGAAAAGCGCGTCGCTGCGTCGGCCTGTGCTTCGGTTCTGGCCTGTTGCAGCAGTAATGCGTATTTACCGCACTGATTTTCAGAAACTGTATGTATGACTTTCTCCAGGCAAAAAGAAGCCCCGCACAATTAAGTGCGTTAAAAACTCTGGTTAATTACTTAATGCAGATATTGCTCTGGTTTTACCGACGTCAGAATTGTCGGTGCATACTCAAACAGGCTGAATAATTCACGTAATGCACGGAATAAGGCATCACGCCAGTAACATGATTCTTCATTAATTCGCCAGTATGGCTGGTTGAATTCTTTTTCAGTCAATCCGGCATGCATAAATAAAGTACGGCGCTGACTGACAGTTAAAAAGCTAATATATGCATACTCACTTGCACCGACCTGACGGCGTTTTGAGAATGCCCCACGCAGTTCATCAATTGCACAAACCAGCCGTTCACGTTCGACGTCGTTCATTTCTTCAAAACGCATCGTTGCGTGACGCTGTTTTAACTGCGCATGGAAGCAAACCGTTAGCCGTTCGCGTTCCATCATCTGATTATAATAATCGCATGTCTCCTGCCAGCGAGGGACGGCCAGATGCTTACCAATTATCCGGCGCATAGCTGCTGGCTGTTTTTCAACGAGATTGAGCGTCATCACTGTCATTTCCAGACCCTCCGGCTTTTCAGAAAGGTCAGAGCCTTTTTTAACGGACTCTGTTTTTTGGTGCGGATAATGATTCCCTTACGCCCCTTACCGTGGGTGATGGTGAAGTCAATCGCCCTGGGGCTTTCGTTACGCAATAACTGAGCAATACAACGAGGCTCATTCATACGGTTCTCCTTAACGTGGTTCACCGAGACCTAACCACATCAACCAGCCGTCACGAATCTCTTTAGGACGGCTTTCATAAGCCAGTTTTAGTCCGTTATTCCATGCCGGAAGGTATACCCAATATTCACCAGCACGCCCCGATACTGACTGAGGGTCAGTAATCTCAATAACTGGTAATTTCCCTTTCTCAATCATGCCCCTTACAGCTCTTGGAGTTTTACCAATGAGTTTTGCAAACTCCTGATAAGGCACGGCATCAGTCACGCTTACAAGCTGTCTATTCATCTGCTACGATTCTCCCTTAGTGCTTCTAATGGCTCCTAATGGCTAATTATTGCCTAAAAGGATAACTCCAGAAGCGCAACATTTCACACTATCAGCAAGAAATTACGCAATCGGAGTAATTATGTCAATAGACGTTTCGGAGAAGTTGAAGCTAATCCGTGAATCTGAAAGGTTAAACCGTAAAGAATTCAGTGAATTAACTGGTGTAGCCTACAGCTCACTTTCGAGCTATGAGAGCCGGTCAAAAAACGCTGGAGTTGAAGCCATAATGAAGGTCTTACAACATCCCAGATTTACTAAATATACTTTGTGGTTCATGACTGATCAGGTAGCTCCAGAAGCCGGGCAAATTGCGCCCGCTCTCGCACACTTTGGGCAAAACGAAACAACGTCGCCCCACTCCGGTCAAAAGACTGGTTAACAATTTATCGCGAATATATTCATCACAAGTGCCTACTATTGGTGGCTAAATTTCAGCCACCACGAAAAAAGCGATTAGTAGTAGCAAAAAAAAGTACCACTCGGAGGGTTTTCTGATGGCAATCAAAAAACTCGATGATGGTCGATATGAAGTGGACATCCGCCCTACTGGACGTAACGGAAAACGCATCCGTAGGAAGTTTGATAAGAAAAGCGAAGCTGTCGCTTTCGAAAAATACACGTTGTACAACCACCACAATAAAGAATGGCTATCAAAACCAACAGACAAACGACGTCTGTCGGAACTGACACAGATCTGGTGGGATTTAAAGGGTAAACACGAAGAGCATGGGAAATCTAATCTTGGAAAAATTGAAATCTTCACAAAAATAACGAATGACCCATGCGCATTTCAAATCACGAAATCCCTTATCAGCCAGTACTGCGCCACCCGAAGAAGTCAGGGTATTAAACCTTCGAGTATCAATCGTGATTTAACATGTATTAGCGGCATGTTTACAGCCCTGATTGAAGCGGAGTTATTCTTTGGTGAGCACCCTATCAGAGGGACAAAGAGGCTTAAGGAGGAAAAACCAGAAACAGGCTATCTCACACAGGAAGAAATTGCCTTACTGCTTGCAGCACTTGACGGCGACAACAAAAAGATTGCGATTCTTTGCCTGAGTACAGGAGCACGTTGGGGAGAAGCAGCTCGTTTGAAAGCAGAAAATATCATCCATAACCGCGTCACGTTTGTTAAAACGAAAACAAACAAACCACGCACCGTCCCGATCTCAGAGGCTGTTGCCAAAATGATCGCGGATAACAAACGAGGTTTTTTATTCCCTGATGCTGATTACCCTCGCTTCAGACGAACAATGAAAGCAATAAAACCGGATTTGCCAATGGGGCAAGCTACACATGCACTAAGGCACAGCTTTGCCACTCATTTCATGATTAATGGAGGAAGTATTATCACGCTACAACGGATACTAGGTCACACGCGGATTGAGCAAACTATGGTTTACGCTCATTTTGCGCCAGAGTACCTTCAGGACGCCATTTCTCTTAATCCGCTAAGAGGTGGTACTGAGGTCGAGAGTGTCCACACAGTGTCCACAGTAGAGTAACGTTTAAGGGCTTTCAGTGGTAATTTATGCCGCTCAAACCCGCATTGTACCGTTGAAAGCCCCTACTGGTGACACCCTAAATCTCCCTTACACGGGCTTATTTTTTTATGCATAAGCCCTATCTCTGGTAACCGTCTTCCATTGACCACATCGATAGAATCTCCCTTCATAGCACGATGCCTTTCACGTAACGGCATCGTGCTCGCACAGGTTCCGGCTAAGCACAACCAGAACGCGCATGTTTGACGCTTACCAAAAAATATTCTCACTCTCCACATTTGAATGTCAGACGAGCGACGCCATGTAATCCTGCACCTTCTGTCTTCAGGTCAACTATCTGCATTTTTTTGCCCTGAGTAACACAGAAATGGGCTGCATCATTTTTTACTATATTTTCTGCACCAGATATTCTGCCCCTGGCTAAAGAAGCTTCGGCTTCGGTGTAGTATTGGTTATCGAGTTTACGCTGAATATTACTTTTATATGCAAGACCAAATTTACCGATACTTGTCTCATCATTATGCACAGCACAACCAGACACAATAAAAATACTAATTAATGATATAGCAGCTATCTTTTTCATCTCACCTTCCCCCATTAAATACCAACGACACTCTCTAGTGTTTAAATATAATAATGGCATGATTATTATAATTGAATAGGATTATAATAAATGTTCTGTACAACATTTCCTACATAAGTAGGAATTACGGACATTGAGGCCCTTCAGGGTAACTCCATGGGGGCTTTAATATATTTGGAATAGTATATTTAAGATGCCACTGTTTGGTTGAATATTAGGCATATGCTCTTTTTTGAAATTTATCGGTGGCAGCCGTTAGTATTCGCTGTCCCCATTGCAAGCTCCTGGTGGTAACCACTGAATCCTCCATACTTGAACTGACTTTTTATCCTCCGACTTTCATCCTGTTCTGACTCCACCTTTTGTTTTCTGCTCTACACTATCTACAGACCAATCATAAAGGCACATACGATCATGGCAGAATTTCCCGCCAGCTTACTGATTCTTAATGGCAAAAGTACTGACAATCTACCCTTGCGCGAAG